CGAAAATGTCGGCCTCAGAATTACAAGGTACACTTACGACTGACACTTCAAACAACTCCATCTCTAATACTTTAAAACTAGTAATCCTACCTTCTTCATCACGTTCTATTTGTACACGTTTGAATCTGCCACCAATACTGAAAGATGTTAAAACTTTTTCTTTTATTTTTGTACGAATAGATTTAACGTCATCCGCATTAGAAATTCCAACACGAACTATTAATCCTTTACTATCAATTCGTGTGCGCAACACACGACCAATAGGTATGTTCGAATCATGATTAAATAAAACTGTACTTGAACCTTTTTGTAAAAGATCATCTTTACAACCCAATATAGCCTCATGAGTAATTATATCATCTTCACGATCTTGATCTACTGTAGAAGCATAACCTTCAATTTCAAAACTAAAATCATCACTTCCTACAGATTTTTTTATACGTAAATCTTTTGTATTTAAACTAAATCTTCGATTTATACCCAATCTTTTAAAATCACAAGATTTTTCTGCATATTCTAATGTAGACTTTGTAGTTGACACTTGCTTTTCTCCTTACAAAGACTCATCCATCATGTCTAACACTTGCTGCACATTTCCTTTGTCTACAGCATCTTTTATTAGTTCTTGCATTATTTCACGTTTCTGTTGTGTCATTTTTTTAGGAGCAGGTTTCGTGCCAGCTTCTCCTTGACTAGAAGGAGGAATTACACGTCCTGTATTTGGATCTATTTGTCCACCACCTGGAGTTGTTAAAGGAGTTTCACCCCATTTAACGGGAGGCATACCACGACGAGCGCGTACTTCATTTATGGTTGTCACACAAGCAATAACATCTTCTCTATCTATAGTAGCCTGTGTTTGCATATCAGCAAGATCTATTGTTGGGAATATAATCTTCACATCATTATAACCAAATCCAATATTTACTATTTCTTGTGTGTAATAGAAAGATTCTTTATTAAGAATTGGTCTAATAGCACCATCTTTATAAGATTCTACTTGTTGACCACTATTTAATTTTCCACTTGTTCCATCAATTATGCCCATAACAAAAGGTTGCATACCATAAGCAGAAAAGATTTTCGATCTTAATTCTACACCATATTCGGCAAATTGTAAATCACGATTTGTCATTGCCATCTTTATATATTTAACTGGAACATTAACCATAGCTAATTTGTGAGCGTTTTTGTATCCTTTAAATTGTGCTCTCCAATCAGAACGAAATTTATCTAATCTAGTTTTTTCCATTCCTTCTACTGAAAGAACACCAGAAGTTTCTGCACCATTTAAAAAGAAATTTGCATTGAACGCTGCACGAAGAATATCTGTAGCAACAGAATTTGCAATAATATCAAGAATCTTCATACCATAAAAAGATTCTGTATTACTATTAAGAACCATAAATATTAATTCATCAATTGCATATTGTATCGTACCTATGTTTTTATCATCTTGATTCGGTTTTGCTGCTTTATTAAGAGGAGGATCAATTATATAAGCTGGACCAGTTTTAGGTAAATTTCCATGAATATCTGCTTTTATCTTTAAATTCTTTGGAGTTAATGCAAATATTTCTATCACATCTCTAGTTGTGGGATTGATTACTTTTTCTATTACACCTCTTCCAAAAACCAACATATTAAGAATTACTTTTTCTCTTATTTCTGCAAAAGATTCTTTATTAAAATTAGGATTGTCTAGAAAATTTTGTATATCTTTTATTCTACTTTTTAATCTTCCAGACATTTTTACAGATTTATCTTTAGGAACAACTTCAGGAATTGCTTTTGTGCAATCTCGCACAATTCTATTGACAGTAGAAAAAACCCATTCATTGCCTTTAAATAAATTCCAAGCATCATCATCATTTAATTTTACAACGGCAGGTTGAATCAAACCATTATAATTCATATCTTCAATATAACCACGTGAAGCCTTTGTTTTATCTACAATTGCGATTTTTGATACAGCACTACTCATATTTATTCTTTTAGTCTTTTTAGTCATCATCATCTCCCAACATGACGTATGAACCAGCACAATTTAGAAACTTTTCACAAGCAACTATTACACTTGCGAATGCATCCCAGACATCTTTGCTCCGCTTTTTTGCGTGATCGACCTTTTTACCCTCAATTACTTTCAAATGTTTTGCCTCATCACATAAGAGCCAAGAGTATGGGTATTCAACCCTTTGTTCAATTACAGCATATTTCGCATTTGATGGAACTTCATCAGTTCTATCACAAGATATTAATTCTACCTGTATTCCTTTATCTTCAAGTTCTTGTTTTATAAAATGTGAATTAAATTGGTCAAATGAACAACCTACTATATTAAATCCTTTATTGATTAAATACATTATCAAAAAATCTAAAATTGCTTTATAATAGAATTCACCATTTTTTAACATTCTTGGATTTCTGTCTGTGCCTGTAGAAATCCATCCTACTGCTGCCATTCTTATAAGAGGTTTTATTTCAAATTTATCATCATCACTTAAATCTGCTAAATCTATATCACCATCTTTTTCTGCTTTTTCTTTTAATTTATAAGAATCCATTTCTATTTTAACTTCACCAATAGTTTGTCCTAACGCAAATCCTATTCTATCTCTAGATTTTGCTAAGTCAAAATGCATCCAATACGAATTATTTTCTACTGGAGGTCTAAACCAATCATGCCAATAACCATTTCCCTTATAAGCATTAACTTGACATTGATCATATTCTAAACAAGAATGTATATCTCCGACTTCTTTTCTTCTTTGATAAACTGGGCATTGATGACATTTTTCACAACAATAATTTTCCATATCATTAGGATCAGGCCAAAAACTTTCTATAACACCTACAGGTTGAGCACCAAAATCACGCATTGTTCTACGATAATCACGTATCATTTCATGTTTAAAATCTTCTTTAGTAAGATTAGGATTAATATCCCACGTTGCTGCCTGTTCAACATAACCATCTGGCCTACCTTGTAATTCATAAAATTTCTTCATCACAAAATCGTCATCATAACGTGGAGTTGTAATTCCAATCATTTTATAATCTTTAGGAAATCGTGTTTTACAAGATCCATATGCAGCTTGCCAACATTCTTCTGCTCTTGATTCTGATTCATCATCTTGATCATTTTCAAGGAAGAATGCTAATTCATCACCTACCCATTGGATTGTATTATATCCTAACCAACCAAAGGCTTGACTATTAACACTCAATGCTTGTATATTCTTATCAAATGTGACCGTATCAACTCCTGGTTCTCTAAACTTACCTTCAAACCAAGGAGTATCTTTTAAAAGAGCAATAAATTGTGCGAAAAACACTTTCTTTGCCTGTTTATCGTTTCTAGCTGTATTCACAAAATAAATAGGAGTTGGACTTAATCCAAAAAATGCTTGTGGATTTAACATACACAAACATCTATGAATTCCATATAAATGTAAAATAGATGAAAGATAATCTTTACCAGACCCTTTACCAAGTAAAAGAATCATTTCTCTTGTACTACCATCCATTGCCTTTATTAATATATCTTTAATCTTTGGTCTACATCCAGCACGTCCATTCCATTTTTGATTAAGATATTTTTTGCTTTCTATAAATTCTTCCATTTCTACAGGTTTTTGTTCCCACACCTGCCCATCTCTTGATGGAGAGATTCCTTGTGCTATATAAAGTAAAGGATTATCTACTATTTTTTGTTCATTACTAAATTGTCTAAATTTCTTTGCCATTCTTTTCTTCTTGTATTATTTCAGCAGATTTAATGTTTTTCAGGTCTCCCTGAGTTCGTACTGATAATTGTACTAACTCTTTCTTTATTTCTTCAATTTGGTTCTCTGGTACGTATTTTGTGATTAATTCTACGATACATCGCAAAAGTAATTTTAAACCATCTGGAGTCAATGTAAATTGTTCTTTATTTTGTATTCGTGCCATACGTTCAGTTATCTTTGCAATTAAATCACAAAGATAACCAATTTTATCAATAGATTCAGTATCAGTAAGTAAAGATTGTCTATTACAAAATTCTTTAATCTGTACAAATTTTTCTTCAGGATTTAATACTTGATCGTTTATTATATTTCTTAAAATACGCATTTTCTTTTTAGGACTATCTATTTTTTCTGTATTATTTAAACTTCCAATAAATTTAATCAAGACAGTTCGCAAAGTTGCAAGTTCAGGTCTTAAATCATTAACCATTGGATCATTTATAAATCTATCAAATAATGATCCAAGATCAGATTGAAAAGCACCATGATATAAACTACTTGTAAGAGCACGTTTTCCATGAACTAATGCATTTGTATTACCTCCGCCATGTTTCTTACAATAAAATGAACCTTTTATAGCAGGATTTCCACAACGTATTTTAGGAGAAGTTTTTATCTTATTACCCATATCATCCCTAAAATATACATTTCTAAAACATCTTAATCCGCCTCCAAACGATGCTTTATCATCTTCTGGAAGCATATTAGCTGGAACTTCTAATTTCCAACCATGCTTTTCAAGCATCATTTTCTGTTTTTCTTGTTTTTCTATTTCATTAGACATATAAACTCCATTCTATTTTCATAACCTCCTTAAATATTCTTTTGAAAAGTATTTATTTTTTCTTAGGACTCATTGAATGAATTAGGCTATGTTAGCCTTTGCTAACTGCCTTGCGGTATTAAACTTACATTTATCTTGATTTTTTAACTATTTCTTTCAACTCTGAAATAATTTCTTTATGATCTTCGCGATTTTCTTTTCTAAATGATTCTATCTGTTGTTCAAGCGAACTTATTCGTTTTGTATTTACATCAATACATACTTGTTGAGTTGCATTAATCAGATCTTGTTCTGCATTAGTAATGTGTAATCCCCAAATAAAAGTTCCTGTAGCAGAAAAGGCCACAAAGAGAATTTCTAGTATCCAACCAGCAAGTTTCTCTTTAATAGCCTTTAACACATGAAATCCTCCTACTATAAGCATACTTCACTGTATATAAATGAAATTGATTCTTTAATTTATAACTTATTCATCCTTTTCTTTCTTTTCTTTTTCCTCTTCATCTTCTTCATCATCTTCATTAATTTCTTCATTAAAATCATCTACTTGAGCATCTTTTTCTTCAAGAATAGATATTAAATTGCCATATGCTTCAATCCATTCAGGAAGCATACCAATAGGTTCGTAATACTTCAATACTTCAACAAGAGCATCTTTACCAGTTCCAACTTTAATTCCAACAACAATTTGGTCATCTTCTTTAACTTTAAATTTAATCAATTCACCTTTCTTATATTCAGTTTCACTTTCAACTAAAAGATTACTTTTAACCCATTTCTGTAAAGAAACAAATTTTTTCCATTCCTTACCTTGTGCAGTGTAAGGTCGGTTATTCAAAAGAGCAAGAGGAAATTGGTACGGTTGTAAGATAGAAAAAGTAATAAACCGAGCTTGTTTAGAGTTAAGATTGAGTTTCATCGTTTCTCTCCACCTTTCAAAAACGTTTGTGACAATGTTTGACTTCTTCACAATATAAATAACCATAAAACTAATCTACACGTTAATGAAACTATAAAAATAATGTTCCTACGGTAAGGTTTCAGTTAACAGGTAGACACTACCCGTACAGGTAAGCAAGTCAGCTAAAGTCTTCCCACCAGCACCATCTGTGGCGAAGCGAACCTTGACTGCCGTTGTCGCCGTCCAGCTAGGCAAGAAGCCAACATTCAATGTCGGTGGCATGGACGCACCCATTTCAGCATCTGCTTTACCGTAGACCGTATTTGCGGTAGCAAGCAAGTCACCAGCTACCAAGAGGTTGTCAAATTCAGCATCAGTTCCTAAAGTTGCTGTTACTGTAGCAGCACCCATGTTTGTGGCCGCTGTCGTGATGACAATGTAGGCGTGAAGTACACGCGTCTTGGCTGGGAGCGTGGCAACGGTAACGTCACCCGTCTTCGCCATGTCGTTTGTCCAGGTGTATCGGTGCCAAACTGTGCGACACTCACCTTTCATAACATTAGTCATAGTTCCAGCAGATAAGTATGAACCCGTATTTACTAGGGTTCCACCTATCACTTGTGTAGAACCTGAAATATATTGTGCATTGAATTGACCATAAGCAGTCATTTGATAATTATATGCTGTCGGCGTCCCGTTCTTAATAGGATTGAAATTCAATGTACAATAAGTAGTATTCCCATTTATTAGTTGAGCTTCAATCCTCCAATCCCAAGTATCCGCTACTCCTCCATCCGTATCCCATGCAGAGCCGCGCAGTCGCAGCCGTGGACTCTGCTGAACTGGCACGCCGACGGTAGCCGGCGTATTGTTCACCAGCACGATTCCGTCCGTACTCGTTGCCGCTATTGCATTGTTTTCAGCAGCAAGGATACCACCAACAGTCACTGCCTCTATACCCGTCGGACGGACGGGCGCCGCCCCTAGCTGGAGGAGCGCGTTGACAACGATGGTGCCGACGACTGAAGGGTTCGTACCCGTCGTGGGGCAGACCAGTCTGTATGTCGCAGGGTTCAGCGTAAAAGTGGTCGTGCTCGGTGTCGTGTTGACCAAGTACGTCCCGTTGATGCTTCCGCCGCCGTCAGACCATGTCCAGCCGGCTAATGTAATAGATTGACCCGCCACAATCAGATGCGCCGCTGTGGTCGTTATGGTGATTAACGTGCCGTTTGATGTGTGATTTGACGCAGTAGCGTGGGGAGTTGGGTTGGCGACGGCAGTGCCAGCAATGCGGCCAGACCCGTATATAGTGGTTCCCATCGTTCCAGCTTGCGCCGCAGTTGCGCCACTCCGACCTATTATGGTGCATTCACCGCTCACTGTTGTTAGGAACCCGAAACCGGTCATATAGAGTGAACCGGTCCCTACACCTCCAAATGTCGAATATGCCGGACAAGCAATGCCACCAGCGTTATTGACAGACATAACCGTCGTCGCAGCCGCCCCATTCTTACTGCTCTTTAGCAGCCAGCTTGCCGTCGAAGTCGCCGCCGTCGCTGGCAAAACCTCCTGATAGAAGTCCCACGTATCGTTTGCGTCCGTTGACGTCTGCCAGACGTTCGCCCGCTGACGAATGCGCGGGGACATCTGGACAGGGGTTCCGACTAACGATGCGGTGTTGTTGCTGAGAACGAGTCCATCAGTACTCGTAGCCGCAATGCCATTCCCGTCCTTCACCAAAAACGTATTCACTCCAGCACTGTCATTTGCCTCAATCAAATTATCCGTCTGTCCCGCCGCCCCTTGCACGACCAGAGGGACTTGCGTTGCCGCAGTGCTCTGGATCAGCACGTCCGCGTTAGCATCTGCCGTTAAAGGAGCAATTGGGAATTGCAATTGACCAGCTACATGTTTGATACTACACGCAGATACAGCAGAACCTGTACTCCATTTCATAGTTCCATCAGCTAACATTTCAAATCGTGGATTTGTATCGCCAACTATTTGGACTTTATATGCTGATGTTCCTGTAGTTGCATATTCATTAGCACCAAGAGCCGATTTATACATCAACAACGATGTATCTAAAGCTATTTTTATCCATGTCTGTACTGTTGTTCCAAGAACAATAGGATCGCTATTTGTTAATTGCCAAATAGTATCATGATCAGAAGTACCATTTGTTATGGGATATTGAATACCAGATTCTAATTCATCACTTGCTCTTACAGTTAAACCAGCGCTAGCTCCAATCAAATAAGGACCGTCCTGCTTGTGATCTGTTTGTCCAACAAGTAAAATACGATCTGCAAGAGACAGAGTTTCTCCATTAACAATATCTCCTGCCTTAATTGTGGCAATATTCACATTCGTGGTCATTACAATAAAACACTTTTCTCCATATTGAGATTCTGGAATAGTTGTAGCGAAATTAGGAAGTCCTGAATTATTTATTCCCATTATTCACCTACTCCGTAAGAAAGTTGAGAAGTTTCTGCAACATCTAAACATCGGAAAGTGAATGTCACTTGACGTTTTTTCAATTCCCAAGTAGAATACTTAGGAAGCATAATCATGTTTGCTCCATAAGGTGCAGAAAGAGTTCCAGTTATAGTTTCTGCTTTTAAATTAATCATAACGGTTGCATTTCCTATATTTGTAATTGTTCGTTTCCCTTTTCTTGGAGTTAATGTTGCGGTTTTAGAAGTCCCGTCAACCAAAAACGAATACTCCTCATTCAGGGTGATATCTACACTAGGCATATTATTTCCTCCTTTTTATTAATATTATTCGTAAAAACGAATTTGCTAGATATCTACCATCAGATACAGTTCATTATCATGGTGAATGAAAAATATAGAGTTTTCAGAATAATATCTTGCATTTCTTTACATGATGGGAGAATTAGTGTAGTTTTACAGAAAATGACTAATTCTTATGATTTTGATCAAACCGAAACTATAGAAAAGATATTAGAACCATCATTCGGAGCAATAATATATGGGGATTTTTTCTGTATGGCTAAAATAAATGGAATTTGGGAATTTGCAGAATAGGAGAAAACATGGGCATTCAAAAATTTTTAGCTACTTTATTCGGAGATATATGGTATTCAAAGAAATGTTTTGGATTAGGACACTATGTCTATGGTTCTCCAGAAAGTATGTTACATGGAATAGACTATCGTGAATTAAGTAAAATAATAAAACCTGGAGACATGATTTTAACACGTTCAGAACATTACAAAGCCTCAAATAAAGGTATACCAGAAAAACACACATTCCTTAAACATCTTGGAGTATATGTAGGTGGAGTAGATGGATTAATGAATGGTGAATTTATAGTGAATATTAAACGAGACGGAAAACAATACCCTAAATGTATCATACATGCAATAAGTGAAGGTGTAGTTTGTCAAGATTTATTTGATGTTTTTCGCCATTTTGATTATATTGTAGTTGTGCGTCCTTGGAAAACAGCATTTTCACAATCAGTCATAGTAGAAACTGCATTTAGTCTTTTAGGAAAAGAATATGATTTCGAATTTAAGAGTAAGAATAAAAGTTACTATTGTACCGAATTAGGAGTGCATTGTTTACATACAACGGCAATTAAGGTGCCAAAAATGAAAAAGATTAATACAAGTATCTGGGGTTTCTTTTTACCATTAGATAGATTTAAACATAATGTGACTGTTGCAGATTCATTCATTGATGAATATCCAACAGTTTATGAAAGTCATTCTTACTTAAGGAGGTACGAAAATGGGTAAGAAAGTATTTATTTCTAAAAATATAAAGAAAATTGAGAAAAAGAAGAAAAAACAATATTTTTCTAAAGCCACAACACAAAATGGGGGTACTAACATACCACCTGCCCCATTTAAATAATCGTAGAAGCATCTGTGCAAAGGTAGAAACGTTCTGTTTAGTAACCAAAGGCCACAAAGGGGTAAAAATGTCTATTCCTCCTATTTTGCTTTCAATGATGGTTTGTGATACAACCATTAGAGATATTCAAAGTAAGAAAATATCTCTAATAGGTTGTTTTTCAGGTTTTGTTACTAAAGAAGTACCATATATCGTAAATAATTTTTCTTTATTTATTTGTTTGACTGAAGGTTCAGGTGCTGTACCTTTAATATTAAGAATTAGAAATTTACAAAATAATGATTTAATATTTAAACATGATTCTGTTGCTGTATTTTCTAATTCTATTACTCCGACAGAATTAGTTTTCATTTTGGGAGGAATAAAATTTCCAGAATATGGACAATATGCAATTGAATTAGGTACTGATAAAGAATTTATTGGTTCTGTAAAGATTAGTGTTTCAAAACCACAAAACAAAGATAGTTTGTAATAACCATGAAACAGGTTAAGTTTAATAGCAAGGCAGTTTGTTCTACTTGTTTTAGAGCATTGGATGTTTTGGAGATTACAACATATAATCCTAAATCAAGAAAATTAGTAAGAAGGTGTGAACATTGTAAATTTGAAGAAGAGATAAAGGAAAATAAAAAATGAGATTTCTTCTTTGTTTAGTTTTACTTGCTGGATGTCATAATCCAAATGGTGGAAATGATAAATATCACAAACTTTGTAAAATGGATAAATATCCTAATTTGGAAAAATATACAATCCGTTATAATGTAGATATGAAACAATGTCCCAAAAATATACCTTGGCAACAATTTCTCTATGATTACTCAGAAAGTCATGGACCAATTTTTAACCCAAATGAAAGAAAGGAATACTTAAAATGGAAAAAATTACAAACGACGAATTAAAGAAAATTGCAGAAGATTTGATAATTGAAGCAAGAAAAAAAGGATGTACATATGCTCTCATTGCATTAGTAGCTACAGATAAAGATGAATCTCAAAATTGGCATATAAGTTTTTCAGGCAATCCTCTTGTTGGAGATGGCATGTTACTTCATATGGATAGAATGTCAAGGACAGGTTGGGTTCAAGACAAACCAAGTGAAAAATTGAAAAAACAATTAGAATCTCTTATAAAACCTAATCCTGATCTTGCTGTTGTGTGTGTTAAATGTGATCGGATAATGCCTAAATCGGGTGCTGAATATGTAATTAAAGATGAAAAAATAATTTGCAAAGTTTGCGATTTAGGAGAATAACTTGTTAAAAGAATACGGATGGGTTATTTTCCTTGGCATTTGTGTTCTAACCATCTGTATTTGTTCTTTTGTTAAAATCGTTTGGAGGTAATTTAAGATGGAAAAATTAGAAAAATTCTTTACAAAATTCTTTGAAATTTTATTCAAATTAACTTTTATCGGATGTTTTATATGGTTATTCTGGTGGATTCTTCATACTATTAATGTTTGGACAGAATCTCTTGTTTCTATAGCAAATAGTTTAAAAGCAATCGTAGAAAAACTTTAAAAGGAAAAACTAATGGCTAAACTCACTCATTATAATCGTGAAGGTGGCGGTGATATGTATTTGTTTTATTGTCCAGGATGTAAATCTTCTCATGTTTTTTATATTAATGTTCCTAAAATGCCAAGCTGGACATTCAATGGAAATATGGAAAAACCAACTTTTACTCCATCTCTTTTGTGTAATCACATCACTCCAGAAAGGCGTTGTCATCTTTTTCTTACTGATGGTAAACTTAATTTCTGTGATGATAGTGCTCATGAATTTGCTGGCAAAGTTGTAGAACTTGAGGATAATGGATTAGAAAAAGAATAAAGGTAATACCAATTACTTGGAGGATGTTAACCCATGACGGGAGAACAGTTGCGACAGTACCTAACCAACATTTCCGATCTGGCAGACAACGCAATAGCCCTTGGTCATGCACAAGAAGAACTACGCCAAGACCACGCCATCATTCTCGACGGGCAAACGAGTACCCTGGCCAACTCCATATCAATCAAGGCCATGCAGGATGCAATTACTGAACGGAAGTCGCAGTTGCGGTGTGATGCACTGGAGGATGTGCAAGACAGGCTGCGCGTTGCGCTTCAGCAGTTGGTCAAGAACGCGGTGGCCATAAATGAGCACATCGCAGTCATCAGAACCATAGAGATAAAGTGAGGAACTCGGCGCGTAGCCCAAAATCATTCAAGGCGGAGCCATCGATGAGATACTTGATCTGTCTGTTGCTCGGGCACGATGCCGGTCGCGTGTTGTATTGGGACGCAGATCGGAAGATGTGGTATCGAGACTATCGGTACTGTCATCGTTGCCGAACCCATCTGTAGTTCCGTTTAACCAGGAGCACCAATGATCGCAGACGCAATCAACGGGTCGTTCGAAGCACTCGGAGGACTGTTCATGCCATGGACTGTGCGCGAGTCGGAGTGCGAGTTCAGGGACATGTGGGACGAGATCGGTTAGAGGCAGGTTAGAGGCATGGGCAATTACCTGAACGCGGCTTTGCCGCAAAAGGACGGGAGGACAAATGACCGATAATCTTCATCGCTGCGTCTGTGGGACAACTCACGTTCGTACCGAGACCGGCGCTTTGTATTGCCCAAAGTGCAACGAAGTTCATTCATTCAGTCCCCGAACGAAAGTTTCAGACCTGACTACTCCCCGCGAGTTCGACAGTCCAACGTCCAATAGGAGACAGACAATGGATAAGCATGAATGGCCGGCGATGTACGAGTACGCAAAGCGGAACAACGTTCCCGACGATGCGCTTGGCGACAACCCCGTGGAGTTCCTGCGTGGCCTGAGCATCTCGGATGGTCCACCCTTTCATCTGCGCGAGCAAGGCGAGTATATCCGCTTTCTTGAAATGAAGCTGGCGGTACTTTTACCGATTGCAGTCGCATCATGCGATGCGGACAAGAGGATTCAGAAACTCCGAGCGGCTTTGGCGTGTGCGGAAACATACGACATTGACGGAATGCGACTAGTCGCACGGAACGCACTCGCAGAGGACACCGATCCTGATGCAGTAGAAAGCGCGGTCACTGTTAACGGCGTTGATGCCGCCTTACTCAAAGAGAATGCCGCGTTTCGTACTCACATCTCCATGTTGGAGTTGGCTCTGGATGAAATCTACTGCTCGGTACGCCGTGCGAAATCCGCGAAGGAATGTCCGACAGACTGCAAGGCGGTTCTGCACGACGAACTCTACAGCCAGAACATCGAACTGCTGAATATCGCCGTGCGCAATCACAACGAAGCAGTGAGTGCGTTGGAGGAGGTACAACGCCAGAAAGATCGAAATGAATCCCTGACGTTTGAATGCAAGAAGGAATGCGCTCGCCTTGACGCGATCATTGCAGAAGGAAACATCAAGCCTTTAGTGACAGGAGTGGTCCGAGTCACAGGAGAAGGCCGTAAAAAACAAGAGTGACAGGGGAAGGAACCAAAAGAGCGGCACAGCCGCAAGGAGGCAGAAATGCCACACGACAAGAATGGCAGGTTGATTGAGCTGGGAGACGTGATTAAGGCTCCTGCGATGGGATTCAACAATCGGGTCTTCGTTGGTCCCGTCGTCTCGATCAATGCCAGCCAGCAATGCACAGGACAGGTTCTTTGTCTGGTCCCCGGCGTCATCGAGAAGAGTTACTTCAACGCAGACGAAGCAGAACTCATCCTGAAGCATGATGGCCGCGAGCCTGAAGGACCGCCTACGGCAGAGGCATCGAAGGAAAGTGTTGCCGGTAGTTGACGGCCAAGCCCGTGACCTTGACGACGAGCCGTGCAGGTGGTGGGAACTGGTGACGGAACCCACCTCCTGCACACAGGAGCGACCAGTGTCAGAGAAACCGTTACGAACAGCCACCGAGAACGAACGGGAGTCGCATACAACGTGCGATACGTGCCGACACTTTCAGCGATCCGAAATGGACGAAGTGTGCTGGAAGCATCAGATGAGCGTCGGACCTCTGTGGGCATGGGAAGCGACGTGTGGAGATCACGAGGTTAAGAAGCCTCCGATTTATCGCCGGAAGCTGCGCCGCAAAACGAAGCGGTAAAAGGCAGTCTGAGTTACCTTAATTATGAATACATCTGAAATAGAAATTGTCGAAGATGGTATACGTGATGGAATGATTATAGCAATGACACATTATGGTCCTTGGCCTGAAGAATATTTATTTCTACGATTAGCAAAACCAAATCTTTCCTTTTGGTTAATGACAGAACCTGCTTGTGCTGAATTAGAAATAAAGGATGAAATTACAATCGATAGATATGTGAATTCTGGAAGACAACATAATGGTCGATGGATTTTTGTGAGGAAAAATCGTGATTAAAGGTTATATTTGGAAATGGAAATGTGGAGAACCTAATTGTTCTCAACACGCAAAATTATTCGCTGATAAAGATCTTACTAACGAATATTGCGAACCTCAGATGAAATCGCATTGCAATCAAATATGGTCTTGTCTTCACAATAAACCAATTCTAATAGAAAAAGTAAAAGGCATACACATGGAAGATCCACCAGTTTTACTTGTTCAAGATTGGAGTGAATAATGGATAAATTAATGTGTTACCACATAATGTATCATGGATATAATGTTCTAGCAAAAGATCATAAAGGAAGTATAATTGCATCTTTCATTGGTAGAGGAGATAGAGATCTTTGCCTAAACGCTCTAAATGCAAAATATGGAACATTTACTGCTTTAGATGATCCAACTAATGAAATACAAAAACCTGGAGGAAATAAGCAATGAACCGCTTTTACGTAGAAATCGGTACTTCTGATTTTGAAACTCTTAATGAACGTTATAAAGATTCTACCTTATGGGAGGGTCTTTCAATAGAACCAGTTAAAGAATACTACAAAAACCTTAAGAAATATGATAAAAATATTTATCGTAACCTTGCTGTAGTGGGCAGCAGTTGCGCACCAGACCACCTCCCCATTTACACCATTGCGTCTAAGACCATTCAATTGCATAACCTGCCTACTTGGTTGCGTGGCTGTAGCGCACTTAATCAGAATAACCCTTCATTATGTAAGTATAAAGAATTTGTAAAAACTGAAGTAGTAAAGACAATTTCTGTTGAACAATTATTCAAGAACATTAAGTGTCATGTCGATCTTTTAAAAGTTGATACTGAAGGAAACGATTTTGATATTATCAAACAAGTCTTCAATCTAGGATATCGCCCAACCCATTTGATCTTTGAAACCTGTTTCATGACAGATTCAGATTTACACGAACTCTATGCCATCCTGTGTAAAAATCATTATAATTTCATCAAACGTGTTGGTGATTCAGTGCAATTCTCCAAACAGTCTGTTCTCCTCATCTGTGATGCTGATTGGTCCACAGGTTCTATTTCTAAAGATCTCCAGCACCTTTCAAAGAAATGGCAAGTTTCTATTCTCGATTGGAAAACAAACCCAACTGATCTTCCAACAATTTTCAGTGAATTTGATTCAGTCATCTGTTTTACCTTAAACGCTTCCAAAGCATGGCCTATTCTTTCTAATCACGGTATTATCTGTTGTGGAGAAGTAGAATTCGAACAAAATGTTCGAAACCATCTTTATCTCCCTCCTGCTATAACTTATGGAGCCGTCTCTCCATCCATTTATACTATCCTCACTAAATATTCTTCTCATCCAGTCTTCTATACTCCTGCATCTGCTCGTTTTGATCGTTTCCGTAATATTCCTCATAAATTCACCAAAACTCCTACCCTCGGTTTCGTTGGTCCTACCACTCCTCATTCTGTAAAGAATTATGAACTTTTCCAGGAAATTGCCCTAAAATCTAAACTCCCAACCCGTATAGCTTTTAAAGAATTTACCTACGAAACTATGCATAGATTTTACCAATCCATCGACCTTCTCCTCTGCACATCTGTCACCGAAGGAGGTCCCCTCCCAGTATTTGAAGCTATAGCCAGTGGAATACCTGTATTCTCAACCCCTGTAGGTCTAACTAAAGAATTTTCATCTATCCCTAAATTCACAACCGCAGACCAATGCGTCGATTTGATCCATACCTATTTCAGCGATTATAATCTTCTTGAATCACAACAATACCAAGAATTTACCACCAGATTTTCAATGGAACACTTCCTTATATACTGGGAAAACTTCTTTCAAGCATCCAAACACCAGACCACTATATTTATATGAACTTCAACCTTTCCGGAGATTACCATACCTTTCGTAACTTCTTTCAAGAGTTACACTTGCCTCTTATTATAGCATCCCTAGCTTTTTTGCTTTCTTATCTTATCCTTACGATTTTTATTCCCTAACTCACCTTTCCATCCATAACGCGCTTTTAATATCTCAGATTTCATAGAGATATACCTTCGGATTTTAAGGTTTTACCTTTATGATACCACAAGAACCCTTTGGTTGGATATCTTTCCTCCTATGACCCTTGGCTGAAAACGAAACGATCTGCGGCTATTTTTTGTCGGATCGGTTCGAACCTTGGGAAATCTAGGTAAACCAGATGTCAAGTTTCCTTTGACATGACTACCAGAAAGGATGTTTCCCTTGACATGACTGCTAAAACGGGGGAGGTCTATGGAAAAAAGACAGGAAACATCCCCCTACGGCACCTGTAACAACATACAACAGGGCAGGGGGGGTATATGTACGTATACCAACATATAACACAACATACAACACATAAAGATAGGGTATGCTATGCATAC